GTGTCTTCTCGATTAACGAAATCCGTGGGGAACTTGGTCTTCCGCCCATCGGCGGCGGCGATATCTACTTCATCCAGACCGCAGCCGGGGCCATCCCGGTTGAGTGGCTCGATGACGTGGCCAAGCGACTCATAGCACCTAGCGGTCAGCCTATCACGGGGCAGGGCACCGAGGGGCAGCCACCAACCGCAGACCAAGGACTAACCCCGCCATCCCCATCTGGGTCTGGCGGAAAGCCTAAGGATACCGGCAGCACCGATGGTTCTGCTGGTTCCACTCAGACAGATGGGTAATCTATGACACAAGCCGCAATCGCCTTCAAGTACACATTCCCTATCGCTAAGGCCGAACAGCGTAGTGACGGGGCATACATCGTTGGGTACGCGTCCGGACCCGAGATTGATACCGATGGCGAGCGTATGACGCCTGAGGCTATCGAGCTTTTCTCGAAGCAAATCAACGAGGCGCCCGATGGCGAGAAGCTCGTCTACCGCGATGCACACGCCCCGGACGGCGTGCTGCGTGACCTAGGCGATATCACAAAGGCTTGGGTCGATGAGCACTTCCACCTTGGCATCGAAGTCAAGCTAAATACAGAGAACCCCGCAGCCGCCTTCTTGTTCAAGTCAATCCAGAAGGGCAAGCAGTACGGAATGTCGGTGGCCGGTCGAGTAATCGACTACACCGACGAGTATGTTACCGAAGCCGCGATGGTTGTACGAACCTTCAAGAACGTAGCGTTGGATGAGATTTCCAACACAACTCGACCAGCTTGGTATCCGTCCTTTGGGACTGTGCTATCCAAGTCAGTAAAGGATGCGGCCTTGACCGCTCCGACAGGAGATAATGGTTTGGAAACAAACGACCTCCTTGACGCAGTAGTCGAGGAAGCAACCAAGTCCGAGGCCGTTCCGGCTGATGACATCACCAAGACCAGCGATGCCGCTATGGATGCCGCCGATGCGACGTATATCCTAGCATCCTTGCTGCGTCTACTTGGCGACGAGACTGATGACCCGAAGGAAGCAGCACTGCTTCGCACGGCCATCTCCGCCGTACAGGAGTATATTTCAATGGAGACAGCCGAAATCGGGACTCCCGAGGACGTAGCAGATACCGCAGAGAACATGGGCGTCATGATGTCCGAGAACGAGACGACCGATGAAGCTGCAGTCGAGAAGGCTGGGCGCAAGCTCAGCGGCGCAACGAGCGCCAAGCTTCTTGGAATGTTCAATACAATGCAGGCAGAGCTTTTGGACCTTGGTGTCCTAGAGGCTCCTGCAGCTACCGAGGAAATCGAAAGCGAGAAGTCCGCTTCTGACGCAGAGGAAGATATTGTCGAGAAGACCGATGAGACTGAGGCGACGGCCTTGGTTGTCGAGAAGTCTGAAACCGACACACTTGCTGCTGACCTACAGAAGGCAAACGAGCGCATCGCTGCTCTAGAGGCTCGTCCAGCCACAGCACTTCCGGGGCTCGTCACCGACGAGACCAAGAAGGCCGCTAGTGACGAACTGGCCGACCTCCTTGCTAAGGCAAGCCCATCCGACAGGGTGCGGCTAGCGTTCGCTGCCTACACAGGCGGCAAGTAATCTGACCTAAGGGTCAGGAAGGAAATCTTCAATGGACCAGATGACCATTCGCAAGGCCCTTGACCTTGCGAGCACCGGCTCCTACCTCATTCCCGAGGTTGTGGATGCTGGCATTCGCGACTACGCAGCCAAGGAGCCCGTCCTTGCTAACGTAGTCAACCGTGTGCCGTGGGCAACGAACACCTACTTCATTCGTCGTAGGGATGCACTGCCAACAGCAGCGTGGAGCACAGACGGTGGGGCAATCCCCGCTGCGTCTCAGACGACCTACGGTAAGGTCAGCAAGACCGTTGCTTACCTGTACACCCGTGGTGAAGTCACAGGCCCGATGCAGCGTGCTGCAGGGTCTCTCTACAACGCGCTTTCGCTCGAAGTAGAGGCTCACACTCAGGCGCTCATCGAGAAGCTTTCGACCGACATCGCTACGGCGACAGGCGGCTCGAACGATATCACTGGTATCCTGTACCAGATTGATACCGATGACAAGATGAACTGGGGCTCAACTGGCACAGGCGTCGTTTCCGGTGGTGCTGCGGCACTGTCTCTTGCGATGCTCGACCAAGCCATTGACACCGCTCGTGGCGACGTTGACCTCATCATCACTTCTCGCTCAACCCGTAGGAAGATTAACTCCCTCCTACAGGCGCAGCAGAACTTCAACGACCGCGTTGAAATCGCCGCTGGGTTCAGGGTTCTGACCTACGATGGTATCCCTATCGTAACAGACCTGCACTGGGAGACCACGACTGACATCTTGTTCATCAAGCGTCAGGACGCTAAGCTCCTTGTTCATCAGGACTTCACGTTCGAGGAACTGGCTAAGACCAAGGACTCGACCGACTTCATGATTAAGGGTTACTTCGGTTTCTCTCTTGAGGGTCGTCCTGTTCACCTGAACAACTACACTGGCGGCTGAGCCTACGGCTTAGTTCTAGTGCTGGGGAGAGTTGCAGAAATGCGGCTCTCCCCGCTACAATCTAAAGGAGAGCCACAAGATGGCGACAGAACTACTAGACGAGACTCCGAAGACCACAGAGTTCTTCAAGCTAAAGCACATCTATCCGAACGAGCTACAGGACCAGAAGTTCTACTTCTATGAAGGTGAATGCGACGTTCACTACGGCATAATCGAACTCCCACGAGACCCAGCCTACACACACTGGGCACAGCGGGCTTGGATGAAGGGCTTTCGCCTAGACCCCGAGACCGGTGAGAATGTCACGCGAGACCAGCTTGACGTTCTTCTCTCAGGTAGCGCCAAGAGCGCAGGAGAAGCAGTTGAAGATACTATTTCTGGGGGACAGCCCGTTAGCGAAGACGGGCTTCGGGAGAGTGAACTCACGAGCACTGACAGCCTTTCTGTCGAAGGGCTGGACGGTAGCCTCGGTGACGGGGATGCAGACGAAGCTGGTGGAGACGACAGTCCCGCTGCTGCAGTTCAACCCAAGTCCAGACGACCCAATGGGTCTCGCAAGAGCAGTCCAGCTATTTGAGAACAAGGAGTTCGAGCCGGACATAATCTATGCGACTGGCGACCCCGGCTCTATCTCGGCTATCGCTCAGGTAGTACCAGCGGGTATGCCGTTTCTCGCATACGTCCCAATCGAGGGTGAGCCACTTCTCAACCATATGTGGCGAGGCATCCTAGAGGGTATCGAGTTCTTCACCTGCTCATTCTACGGTGCAGCCGTAGTCAAGCAATCCATCGGCAAGGACGTAGACGTGATTTATCACGGCGTCGATAAGGCCACCTTCCAGCCACTCAGCCGGGAGGAACGCCAAGCGTACCGAGAGCGCCTAGGCTGGGACGGAAAGTTCGTCGTAGTCTGCGTCGCCCAGAACGTGAGGCGCAAGCAGCTAACTAGGCTCATCGAGGCCATCTCGATTGCTAGGAACAATTACAGGGAGAAGGACATCCTTCTCTACCTTCATACCGTTCCGTTCCAGAACCACTGGCTAGAGGGATGGAACCTCCCGGAAGTCACCCAAGGCTTCTCCGCCCACGAGGCTGTCGTCTTCAACCCGATGATGTCGGAGTTTGGTAGGGCGGTCCCTGAGCGGGGAGACATGGATGTCCCCGGCCTAGTAGAGCTTGTAGGAGCCTCCGACCTGTTCGTCCTGCCAAGCCAAGTCGAAGGCTTCGGTCTGCCGATTGCGGAGGCGATGGCCCTAGGTGTTCCGGTCGCCGTGACCAAGTACGCCGCAGGCTGGGAAGTCGCAGCGCTGGGTGGCGGAACCGGCATCAACGTCCGAGACTGGGAAATCCATAAGTCGGGCACTAAGTACGCCAACGTTGACCCTGAGGAAATCGCTAAGACAATCATCGCCCTAAAGCGTGACCCGCGCAAGCTGGCTCGCATGAAGGCTGATGGTCTGGCGGCTGCCAAGACGTTCGACTGGTCAGTCTTCGAGGAATACGTCGTTGCCAAGATTGAGGAAGTCATCGACCGGCGCGAGGTCGGGAACGAGCTATCGCCAGAAGAAGGTCAAGGGCGGGAGGAAGCCGGGTCGTAAGCCGGGTCGCCTAGAGCGCCTTCGTCTGCAGCTAGCGGATAATCGTCGCACTCTAACAATCAGAAACCGAGCCCGCGTCACGCGGGGTGGTCGTATGTCAGCATCGCGCAAGGGAAGCCTCTTGCGCCCAACACGTCGCAAGCGTAGTGGCCTGCTAAGGAAGTCGTAGATGTCAGTCCTCGTAACCGCGGAGTATTTCCAAGAGCAGATGGCCACCCTAGGCTTGAAGGCTTCATTCTCCCCTACGGCCTATGCGCTAGATACGCTTATCACGGAAGCATCCGATTGGGTCGAAGGCTACACGGACAGGAAGTTCAATCTGCAGTCGGTCACAGAGACGCTGCGTGGTCCTCGTCGGGCGTTCTCCCAGCTAATCCTAGACAACTGGCCAGTCGTTTCTCTCACATCCGTATCGTGGGAAGACGAGATGGGGGCAACCGGCACCATCGACGTTAACCGCCTCCGCATCCTAAAGGGTGGAGTCATCGAGTGGAAGACCTCGTTGGCCTACGGGGCGATGTACACCGGCATCTGGTACCCAGAGCTATACTATACCGTTGTCTACCAGACTGGCTACCAATTTGTGCCCAGCAACGTCCAACGCGCAGCCGCATTGAAGATTGCGCTTCTTATCCAGCCCCAGTATCAAGGCGTTCAGGACCGTGAAATCTTCATGGTCTCGAACCTAGAGGGGATGATAGTAGACCTTCTCGAACCATTCAGGAGAGAAAGGTTCGGCTGAGCGTGCCCCTAAAGATAGTGGTTACCGTCAAGGGACTAAGCGAAGCATACAAGTACGTCGGTGCCGTCAAGCGGGCCGTCAAGGACTCAGGTAAGGATATCTCGATTGCGGCCCTGAACTCGATGGGCGAAGTGTTCGAGAAGAACTTCATATCCGAAGGCATGCTGGCTGGTGGATGGCCCCAGCTAGCGGAGTCCACTGTTGAAGACCGCAGAAGTCAAGGCTTTGGCGGGGAGCACCCAATCCTTATCCGCTACGGGGACCTAAGGGACTGGACAGCGACCGCTCTGCGTACCGCCAGCGGCTCTGGAACATTCGGAGCGACCGATGCAGGCGGAAAGAGTATCAGAGTGTCAATCAATGCAAACCGACGCGGAGCGATTGTTATAGCGTCGGGTGAGAAGGCTCAGAACCAGAATGCAGCGGGCAACAGACCGGCTAGGCCGTATTGGTTCACGACTCCCGTCGTCCAGAAGGCAGCAAGGGACGCTGCGATAGAGACGCTCGACACAACCATCAAGAGGGCGAGGTAAAACGTGGAGAGCGTAGTAAACGCAATCGTCTCAGA